CTCCTCAAGGTCTTTGAGTTTCTTTGGAATGGTTTGGGTGTATTCAAATTCCTTCGCCTCCTCGGCCAATGTTTTGTAGGCTGGGGTCATTCTGCGGTATGGTAGAAATCCCCTTTCTGCAGTCGCATTAAAGGCTTTATAGAGACTCATGACGGACACCCCGCCAAAGACCAATCCCTATATGATTTAAAGCCCATCACCCTGTATAGGGGTGCAGACTCGCACGATGATTTGATTTGTGGTTTCGGTTGCATTTGTGTGGTTCCTTTCTGTGTGGTTTGGTTCCTTCTGAAACAGTTCCTTGCGGCGGCCTGCCAGTTCTTGACCGGGGCTTTTCCTCCAACCTTCCATCCGTTAGCCTCATAGTGGTCGAACGCTCCTTGAACATCCTTGCCCACCCACCCAATACTCTTAGCGTAGGCCAACCAATCCGCGAGCGCGGGGCGCACTTGTTGCGCCCTTTCTTTCTTAATGTTCTTATTGTTATTGTTATTGTTATTGTTATTATACCCCAATCCATTGACGATAGATGGTTGATCTATTGACGATCTATGGCTAATCTTTGATTCATCCCTGCGCCTATATCCGTCCAATCTATCATTCATCTTTTGCAACTGCTGGGCTACCCCTTCATGGTAAATTGCACCATCTTTTAATTCATAAACCCTTGCAACTTGAAGCTCTTTTAAGGCAACTCCGCAATCATCCCCAGCGCTTCTGTTCAACTGCTCCGTTGTTGGTATGTTTCCACCGATCAATAGTTTGCCTCCGGCGTTGGCCTTATACATAAGACAAAGGAGGTGAATCCAAAGCCCCCTAGCCTCAAGGCTGACCATCCCCAGCTTCTCGTTTGAGAGCCAGCGGTTAGGCTCGAACGGAAACCAGAATGAATCTCGCTTCATTTTTTACTCCTCTCCAAGTCACGCTTCTGGTATTTCTTTGCCCGTTCCAGTAGCTCTTTTGCCATCACTTCGGCTAGGTCAGCGTGCTGGAGAATGTCCTTGTAACTTTTGTGCTGGGCGTGGCTCCATTCTATTTGCATTTCTTTAAGCCTAGCCGTTGTGTAGCGAAGAAGTTGCTTTAAATAGGTTAATCTTTTAACGCTCATCGAACCACCTCCTAATCCTGACCGACCCGAAGGCGGCGCAGAGAATTATGCCGACCAATCCTGCAAATATAAAGCCCACGATCAGCCCCAGACCGATCATTTCTTTTCCAATATTTAAAAATGTTTCGCGCATAAATCTCCCTATGCGACAGGAGGTTGCGGCCACGGCGACCAAGCACGAACTGCTTTAGCTCGAGTCCAGTTGTTCGCATAAAACTCTCCGTGAGTGAAGCGAGCCGCCAGCACATCGCCTCCAACAACAATAAGCACTCGATCATTTTCCTTTGGTTTTTCATTTGCAGGGTTCCTCCATTCAATTAGGCCGAACTTGGTTTGTGGGACATCAACGGTAATTGGCATACGGCATCCTTCTGATCGCTGTGACGCAATCGTTGAGTAAGTCTTTTCTAACCTGATCCTCCTCGGCATCGGCCATTTGCTGAATCAATTCAGCACAGGCCGAGCGTTCTTTCCTTGCCACGGTGTTTGCCAATTCTGACAGGGCTTGGTCGATTTGCTCAGAAGGGGATTTCATCTTTTTTATCCTCCTCTATAACGGCTTTAATCACCGCCCTTAATTGCAAATCCTTTTTATAGGGCTGACCATCAGGGGCATTCTTTAGTGGTTGTTCGCTCAACCACATCAGCCAGCTAAAGCCCTCCGACGATCTTGCAATTTGCCGGACGGTCTGGCCTTTATATTTCCCAAATCCAACCGTCATGTCTTTGATCTCGGAGTCTGGGGCTTTCTTTTCCTCAACCAAACGGGCGGTGATTTCTTTGACCTCTGATGGAGTAGGGGATTCGTATTTGTCGGTATTGAGTTGCTTGCTTTCCTCGAAGCCTCCAAACGGAACTTCTTCCGCTGGGGTTGTGCTTAGATTGCGGTCAATCAGAACGACCACATGAGCAAAGGCCGAACGGCAAGCTCGACTAATCGCTCTGGTTTGGCACATCGCTCGCTGGGCGTAGGTAGGACGCTTTGCCCACATCTCCTCATCAAAGCCAAGGAAGCCCTCGGCAGTTGCGATGACTTGGCCGTTGTCCATTCTGCGAACTTCTCCTATGCACTTCCACCCCTCATCGGTGCGCTCGACATCCCTTGCCGAAGCTACGCATCCGTGAGCTACTGCGATGGATTGCCAGCCCTCCACTCGCACATAGTCACGATTCCCAATCCGTTGCGCTGTGGCCTTGACGATTTCTCGGCAAGCCCCGGCAACATCCGTGGCTTGGCGGATATGCGCCGCCACTCCATTGATTCCATTCTGGTGTTGTATGATTTGTGTTTCGCTCATTGTGGTTCCTTTCTTTTACTGAAGCCCTTGGGCTATCAGCTTGTTTTGTCTTTCGATCTCTGCCAAAAATTCCTCTCCCGTCTTGGCAAAAATAATCTTAGCCGTTATCTTTATCTTTTCCCCAAAGTTTCTTTTTATCCAGTAGTTGTCGGCCTTGCTCGCCATCATTTGTTCTTCGAGGTCTTGCCGTCTCCACGAGTTGCAATTCAATTCGTTCCAAGCCGCATCCGTTCGTGCGCTCATCGTGGTTCCTCCTTGTGTAGTTTTTGATAGGTAAGGCTTCCGCCTCTTTGAATCGTATCGTAAATGGGTGCGAGTCTTTGAATGGTTATCTCGCTTGCCGGAACTCGGAAAAGCAAGATGCCTCTTTCTGATAGGGCGTTGTATTTTTCTATGTCTCCTAAGAAACCCTTGCCCCGTGTATGGCGACCTTTAATCCAAATCCCTCCCTCTATTTCTACGCATACCCCGCTTTCGTGAAACCAGTCTAGCCGCCATCTTCTTGTAGGGTGGAACTTGTATTCCGGCATTAGCTTTGGGCCGTTCATCGCTCGCCAAACGATTTCAAATTTACTCAATTCCGCATCCCCCAAATATCTTTATAGGGTTGGATGAAGGATTCATCCTTGGCCTTTTCATTTTCTTGGATTGCCTTTTCGAGTCGATCAAGTTCCTGTGCGACCAATAGGCAGAATCTTTCTCGCTCATAGTTCTGCGCCTCAATATGCTTGGCAATCAGGGAGCAAGCCCTCCAAAAAACAATACCAACAAAAAGAAAAATAAAAAAGGCAATCATGAGCGAAGCCTAAGCTTGTGCCATTCTACCGAACACCAGTTCGGTTTCTTAATCCAAGGATAGGCCGCGTCGTTCTTGGAAACAAAACCTTCCCAAAGAACCTCGCCGTTGCGGTTGTGCCAATCCATTTCCTTCCACAAGGTCTTAATCTTTTTAATGTCGATCGTTGGCATCCGATAGAGCCTGTTGGGTTGCAGGGCGAACGGGGCAATCTGAACCTCCTCAATTTCTTTAAGACGATCTTGGATGGGCTTCGGATTTTCAGGGTCAAAGGCATCTATCAAAATGATGGAGCCTCGGCCTGTTTGGGTTCGGAGCATTATCTCGGCATCTATGAATCTTGATTTAATGCCAAGCCCCGCAACCCTTTCCCAAATTGAATCGGCATCCCTCTTAATCTCGCCGTGGCGGTTAAGGACAAGCCTTTCTTTTTGGTCAATCAACAGGCGATGGCCGTTGGCCTTGGGCTGGATCACGCCCTCAAGCTCCCCTGCTATTGGCCTTGCGGGGAGGACTGGGGATTTCATTGTTTGCATTTTAGGATTTCCTTGGGATGCGTGTAAAGAATTATTTTGCCAGCAATAATTCAAGCCAATCGCCAAGGCCAAGGCCGACAAGGATGCCGACCATAACTGCGATGTAGATTTTGAATGCTTGTTTCATTTTAGGATTTCCTTTCTCTTTTTATTCGATGTTGACTGCGACCAGCCAGCTACCACAACAGTTATAGACTTCAAAGCCTTTCCAAGCCCCTTTTTCATAAGGCTGGAAATAATCTCTTGAACCGCCGACAAACCAAAGGCGGTGTCTGCTTTCAAGAATCTCGCCAACATTGGCGGGTTTCCATTCCCCATCCACCTTGCTTACGCAATCAATCATTCCATCGAATGAGGTTTGCGTTTTTGTCCAGAGGTTATCAGCGTTTTTACGCATAAAGCTTTTTACCGTTGCAAGGGTGATCTTCTTCTTTTTTTGCTCGCCCGATTGAACCGGGGCGACTTCGGTTGTGGTTCCGTTGCTTATCATGGAACCAGTTTAATGTATCTTAAACCTTTGTAAAGCTTTTTCTTCAGTTATTTCTATTTGATTATCAACGACTTACGACTTGCCTGTAATTTTATAGTGGGTAATCGCCGTGACTCTGCGCCCTGTTCCATCAAAAATTTTGAAGTCTTTTTTCTCCAAAAATCCGTCCCTTGCCATTGCGTTGAGAAGTTTATTTCTTTGCCCTGCCGAG